ACCTGTCACGGTTTGAGCTTCTAGTTTCCAAGCACCAGGGCCACCTGCACCTACAGAACTAAAAATCCATGTATGGTCGCCGTCAGTAAATACTTGACCGTTAGTTGGTGACGTTGGAAAATTAATTGTTGCCATTGTTTGCCTCTAGTTTTATTGGTTTATTGATTTGCTTCTAAGACCGCAAGTATTGCTTTAGCTTTGCGTTGCTCAAGAAGTTCTGTGCGAATGCGAGCTGAGAGTTCTGCATGATGCCATGCGTCCGCAACTATCGTTACATCATCAAGATTTTCTATTTCTGCAATTGCAATATGTTTATCTGTTCGATTACGATATTTTTCTAGATGTTCTGGCAAAGTTGCTGAAAGCGTTTGAAGTATTGCTGTAAACGTATCAATGTTTATTTGATATTGCTCTACTTCTTTTTGTCTTAAAGTAATTAACTCTGCGTGTGTGATTTCTGTATTTGACATTATTGTCTCCTTATTTTATTATTGCTTAGAAAATCTAACTCTGCCGGAAGTTGTCGGTGGTGTTGATGGGTCAGCATATTTAGTTCCAAAACCAGATGACCAAGGGTAACCAGCAATAGAACCACCAGAAACACCAGAAAATACTATATCTGCTCCAGATGGTGAAAAGTCAATACCAAAACAAGAAACTAAAGTTACTCCTACTGGGTCAGAATATTTAGTTCCAAAACCAGAAGACCAAGGGTAAACAGAGATGAAAGGACTCAACCCATGACCAATTGCTATATCTGCTCCAGATGGTGACCAAGTTGCAACCCAGTTAGTGCCATTAGGCAATGGTGATGGGTCAGAATATTTAGTTCCAAAACCAGAAGACCAAGGGTAAACAGAAATGAAAGGACTAATTCCGCTATTAGTAATTGCTATATCTGCACCTGAGGGTGACCAAGCAACGTTTTGACCAAGGCTGGCAGGGGGGCTTGCTGGGTCAGCATATTTAGTTCCAAAACCAGATGACCAAGAATAGGCAGTAGTATAAGGAGATGTACCTTGAGAAAATGCTACATCTGTTCCAGATGGTGAAAATCTTACAGCGGTAGTACCTCCAGTAGGACGTGGTGATGGGCTAGCATATCTAGTTCCAAAGCCTGATGATGACCAAGGATAAGCAGAAGTAAAGTTAAAGTTACTATGAGCAACTACTATGTTTGTATTATTTGGCGAAAAATCAACACCTGTACCATCACCAGTAGGTGTATTTCCTGGGTCAGCATATTTAGTTCCAAAACCAGATGGTGACCAAGGATATGCTGTAATGCGTGGAAGATTATCATGAGCAACTGCTATGGCTGAACCAGCAGGAAGCCACGCAACGTCGCGGCCAACAGAAGCGGGTAATGTTGCTGGGTTAGAAAACTTACTACCAAAACCAGATGGTAACCAAGGATATACTACAACGTAAGGCGATGCGGCATCAGCAACTGCTACGTACGGTATATTTGTAAAATGAGAAGCAACAATTCCAATTGTACTAGGCATTATATGTTTAAGTCTCCAACAAGCAAGTAAGTGTCAGTACCAGTGCATATTAATGTTGCAGCAGAGTATTGTGCGCGAAGCTTAAGTCCAGGTGTAGCATTAACTGTAGCACCTGATGCAACAACTGTTGTTTGTCCTGCACCAAGTTGAGCTAAGTCTATTCTTTGACCAACAGCCAAATCAAGTGAACCATTAACTGTTACGTTATTTGCACTTGCTACTGTCATAGTAATTAATTTTCCTGCATCAGCTGTTAATAAAGTATAACTTGCAGTTTTATTATTAATTGTTTGCGCGGTTGCCCAATCACCTTGTGCACCAGTGGGTCCAACGTTTGCATTTCCAAATTCAACCCACTGTGAACTTGTTCCATCATTGTAATAAATATAAGTGCGACCATCATTATCGTTATACCAAACTTCACCATCTGCTGGTGCAGTTGGCGCAGTGGGTCCTGTAACAGTAAATTGTCCATCAGCACCCGTAGGGCCCGTGTAGCCAGTCGGTCCAGTGTAACCCGTGGGACCCGTGTAACCTGTCGGACCCGTGTAGCCAGTGGGGCCTGTCACGGTAGAAGCAGCACCAGTGGCTCCCGTGGGGCCAGTAGGGCCCGTGTAGCCAGTCGGTCCGGTGGCTCCTGTGGGGCCCGTAACGGTAGATGCTGCACCCGTAGGGCCTGTGTAGCCCGTAGGACCCGTCACGGTAGAAGTAGCGCCTGTAGGACCCGTGTAACCTGTAGGGCCCGTGTAACCTGTGGCACCTGTCGAACCCGTAGGGCCCGTGTTTTGAGTAAGATATGGAAGGCCATTCCAGTTAGTGGTGCCGTCACCAATTTTAGCTAAACCAGTGTCGTATTCAAAACCAATTTCGCCCGCAAGCAGAATTGGGTTATTTGTTGACCATGCAGAGGCAGTGTCTCTGCGGACTTGTATAATTACAGCCATTTAAAATCCTCTCCCGGGTTCATAGAAATCTCTACGTGGTTCAAAGTAAACATCTGCCGTACCAGTTGCACCCTGATTGGCATCAAAAACACCTGCTGCTGCAGTGTTCCATGCTAATGGTGTAGTACTTGCATTTAACAGAAAATGGAATTGAATTGATGCGGAATCTCCACCAGAGATAACATCTTCCTGCTGGTGGTCCATGAGCAAAGCATCTTGTTGCCTTTTAAGTTCACGCTTTAAAGTATTAAAAGCACGAACCATATTAGCATTGGACCTGCTCTGAATAGAACTAGATTCGTAGTAACCGCCAAACCGCCCTCAGAACAACCACCTTATCTTTCGATTAAACATTTTTTATTGTTTACAATATCACTGATGTGCTGAAAAGAAACATTGTATTTACTTGCTATTTCTTTAAGTTTTTTTCCTTGCTTGCGTTGATGCTTAATATCTTGAATATTTTCTAATGATAATTTAATGTTTTTAAATGAATTTCTATGTTTAAGACCTTTTGACTGTCTATTTTTTTTTACCTTGTCAGTCATGTTATCTTGTGGCGTTCCAAGAAATAAATGTTTTGGATTTATACACATTCCATTGTCGCATGTATGTAAAACAAGAAGATTATTTGGATTTTCTCCTACAAACTTTGCGTAAGAAAAACAATGTGCATAAAATTCTTTTTTAAGAACTTTAATTCTTCCATATCCAATTTTGTCTGAACTTTTTACGGGTTTACCTTGCCAGTTCCAACAATTTGTATTTTTATCTACTACTACTTTTGATAAAAGTTGATTTTCTGAAACATTATCTAAGCATTCTTTAGTTATCTGTTTCTTCTTCGGCATCTTCTTTTCCCATCTTAGATATTGATATTGTTGGTTGCTTCTTTTGCGACAATTCCAAAATCATGGATTGCAGTTCATCGTCAGACAATTCTTTAACTGACGAAGTATTATTAAGATTAATAGTTTGTGTTTGCTGCATGAAGCCAGTGGCTTTTAGGTAAAGTTCTGCACTGCGAACGTCACCGGACACACCCTTAAGGTATAATGCATCTAATAAAGCTTGTGTACGCTCAGGTGATTGGGCCATGCCTTTGACACCAAGCTCCCAGCGTTCTTTAAATACTTTATTCTTTTCCCACAAACCAAGTGTGTTAATATGGATATTGTTTAATTCAGCAAAGTCTTTCTTAGTTTTGGGTGTGCGGGAATCCTCTGGAGACAGCAACCAGGCAAGATAAGACTCTTGGGTTTCGCTAAGAAATAAGCGGGGTGTCTTAGACATAAAAATTAGATTCCTTTTTTTGTGTTATATAGTAGATAATTTTTATTACATGGACCATTTTAGCATGTGAAAAAAGAAAATATGCTATACTATATAGGCTATGAATAAAATGACTGAAGAACAAAGAGCCTACCTTGATAAATGGCGTTTGCCTTATCTGGCTTCAACAACCAGAGAACAAGCAGATTTAATTATACAGTCTGCCAAGGCACGAGCTGGCTTATTAGGTCATAAGGCTAAAAAACAAGAATTAATAAGATATCGCAAAGATTTTGACTTTAAAACCACGTATGACAAGAACCGTGGCAATAGAGGCATCATTAAGTAATACATCTGCTATAATAATATAGCAATACAATTTAGCATTTGTCCGTAAGGACCGCAAACCCAGCGTTACACGGGTTGTTAGGTGTAAACCCTTAGCCACAGAACGCTTTAGGCAAGTTGTGGTCAGTCCTCCGTTAGACGGATAAAGGGTCGTCGTATTTCGGTATAGAGACAGACGGGTTCTACGACGCTAAATAACAAGAACCGGGGGGGCTTATAGAAGTCTTCCTTTGATGAGGCAAGTAAAACAACCAATCTTCTAAGCAGTAATAATATCTTCTGATGATGAATAATAATATCTTCTGATGCATGGTTGGCCGCTAGGCCAACGGCATTGCAGTAGAAGAAGAAAAAGAAGCATATTATCAAATGCTGCATTGCTTGGGGGTTAAGGACAACTCTGTCTAATCACCAATGCCTTATTCTACCTTTTATTTTTATATTAGCCGTGATATATCACCGATATATTACAAACTAAAGTTGCACATTGCCGTATGATGTGATAAGATATTATCCTCAAAGGGTAGAACCCAATGAGACTTTAGAGAAGGTCTCTAGAGTTACATACTACAGTGATGTATACTTAATAGTAATAGTATTCTAAGTCGGGGACGATTTAGGGCTTTCCGTATGAAAAAGGCCAGAGATTAAATTCTTTGGTCTTTTTCTGCTTTTCCACGCAATATTTTTTTTTATTATAAAGGAGTATTATTATGTTTGAACTAGAACACAATTTGTGGGACCCTGAACACCCAGAGTGGTTTATCTACGACCCAGAATTAATAAATGCCTGGTTCTGGAAGGAATTAGAAGATGATATCAATACCGATAGCCGCTAATATCCCATCCCATAGAATGCAGTTAGATTTGTTTTGGGACAACCACCAACACATCTACGGTGACTTGGCCGCACAAAAAGCTCATGCAATAATAATATTACAAGAAGAAACATATCCCCACTGGAACATAGGCATTCCTCACACCATTGCCAAAGACTGGCATCACTTCTATCCAACCCGCCCCAAACAAGGTGGTTTAGTGCCTCTTAACATCCAAATAGGCCTACAGCAAATCATTCACAACTATGCCGACGACCAGATACTAGAACTCCTAGACTGTGACATGTTTCACATTAGACAAGCCCCAGAACAAATGCCGCAAGACAACGAGTTCTTAGTTAATACTCTCTATGAAGATTGGCATCTTAAAAGCCTAAGCGACAACAAACACATCATCTCCAAGCATCTTATTATTCCATCTGCCTACAACGGAGGATTCGTCCCAATAGTCGGCAAAGCAAAAACATTTAAAATGATAATTCAAACCTGGATAGACAACCACCTCAAAATTTATGACCAAAACCCTTCTGACCCACTCACCCAATGGTGGGCCGGCATGTATTCTTTCCAAATAGCCTGCTCAAACCTTAATATTAAAATGACCGCAACAAACAATTGCTATTTCCCTAATATTAATAATCTAGAAGAAGAACACTACAACACTCACTACTGCTGCGATACAGTATTTGACAAAAAGAAACACTTACCGAACCTGGGGGGATTAAGCATTGAGACCTTACCAGACAACCTGTTCTATAATAGAATTAAAGATTGGTATTTAAGGAAAGTATCGTAGCTGTTCTTGTACCAAGATTCAGCGTAGTATTTAAAAAGCAGTACTTAAGGAAAAAGGGGTGGGGTATTTTAGAATATCCGTATGGCCTTGTGCTTATCGGTACTCTTATATGAAAGGGTATACGGGGGGGGTGGGTGTAGGGGTAGGCCTAGGGTGTTATATTAATACTACTATGACTAGTATGGCTACGTACAGGATATGATGAGGAGAGCACAGGAGAGCACAGCAGGGACAGCTCTATGGTGTGTGTGTAGTGTCTCTATAGAATAATAATAAAGACTTGATTGATTGGCGGGAACTTGATTGGATGGGGCGGCCACTCATTGGTGTCTAGACATAGACCTTGCCAGTGTATAGAATTCTATCAGGATAAGATGAGAATAACAACATGACATATGTCACACTCTTATAAAGTGGAAAAGCCCGCAACACAATGATATAATGTACATGTTAGCTAGTAGAGTAATAAGGGGACAATGCTTTACTAACTAATAATAATAAAATATACTGTTTACCTCCTTAATGGGATTAAGACCAGAGTATAAAGTTTCTTTCATTCTTTATACTTCTGGTCTTTTTCTTTTATATCCTCGTATTTCCCTTATAAAATAAGGCTAACATTCTTTATTCTTATAGTACCCTATTAGCATATAGGTTAAGAGCTATCTGTATTAGCGATAGTTAACAAGGCATTTATCTCTTTTAGAGCTTATGGTGTTATTACTCTCTAGCATTCTTGTTAATATTCTTATTAGAGTATTAATGCTTAATTGTTTTGCGGCGAGGACTTTGATATCACATTTATGCCGAGATAAAACTATGGGCCTAAGCTGGAAATTGGAGAACCAGCCTAGACCCACAGAAATACAGTAACATGTATTCAAACTAAAAATACATTCAGGATTAAAACCAGACTTTCTGGCTTTACACCTGGTGGGATTTTCCCACGTAGATAATAATAGCATTGATTGTTTCTATATGCAAGTTATAGATAATATTTTTTTTATGTTTTTTTGCGGGCAAGACTTGACTTTCCTGTTACGGCCTGTTACTATCTAACTGTCAGCAATTCCGCTGGCCCTAAAAAGAAAGTACTAAAATGAATACCCTAACCCTAATACAAATTAAACACGAAGGAAAATATTATGAAAAAGAAAACAGTTAAATTAACAAAGAAAGCTTTAGATACTTGCCCACACTGTGGTCGCAAAAAGATTAAAGATGAGAGTATAATTACGGGAGAACGCATGCAGGTTATTAATGAGGTCATGCAACGTATAGATGATGTTAGGTTAGCCTAACATGGATATCTTTACTTATAAGCCTGAAGATGAGAAACTTTATAATAATTTTATTGAAAAACTTAATATTGGTGGCGAGTCAGAATGCTGGACAAATTGGACAGGTTATATTAATAAAGTTCACAAGCGACCAATGTTTTGGTTTCAAGGCAAATGGACACCTGCCGCAAGAGCAGCAATGTATTTTAAACAAGGATATGTTACCGAAGGTCTGCATGTGTGCCATGACCCTGTTATTTGTAACAATACTCTTTGTTTAAATCCTTTTCATTTGCGCGAAGACACACCATCAGCTAACTGTAGAGATTTGCTTGTCACGGGCAATCATAATAATAAAAGAAAAACTCATTGTCCAAAAAAACATGAATATTCTGAAGAAAACACTTACTACTATAAGAACAAGAGATTTTGCAAGACATGCAAAGTAGAACAATTAAAAAACAGAAGAAAAAAGAAGGAGCAATAACTTGAACGAAACAGTTACATACGCAGGAGTTGTTTGGATGATAAGTGGTTGGGTTGTTGGTAGAATCATTGGTATGTTTATTATTAGAAGAATGGATAAGAACAATGTTAAGTGAGATTATATTCATAACTGTTATATTTACTACAGTTGCCGTCACTATTAAAGGTTGTTGCGGGATTTTAGGAAAGTTAATTAAATGAAGGTTGCAGTTGTAAGTATAATGAAAAATGAAGCCAAGCATATTAAAACTTGGGCTGAGTCTTGTGCAGATGCTGACTATCGTATCCTATTGGATACAGGTTCGCATGATAATTCTGTTGCTTTGGCTAAAGAGCTTGGTGTCATTGTTCATGAGAAGGTCATTGACCCTTGGCACTTTGCTCGTGCGCGCAATCACCTACTTGACCTTATTCCAGAGGATGTGGATTGGATTATAAATCTTGATGTTGACGAAGTGCTGGGCCGTGGTTGGTACGATGCGTTGAAGGGCGTACCAACCGACGGTTCAGTAAACAGACCAAGATACGGCTACACTTGGAATTGGAAACGCTTTGAACCTAATGAAAAAGGTGAAGTGGATGTCTGGAAGACCATAGAATCAGGTGAGCCTGGTGTGTTTTATCATGGCGATAAGATAACTGGACGCTTTAGTCATCGTTGGCAGAATGCCGTCCATGAAGTCAATGTTACACAACCTGGTTTTGAAGAGCGTCAAACATTTGTAGAAGGTATCAAGATATACCATTTTGCTGATAATACTAAGAGTCGTGGTTCTTACTTGCCATTGTTGTTGCAAGACGTCGCAGAGAATCCTAACAATGATAGAAACGTCTATTATTGTGCCCGTGAACTGTTCTTTTATGGTAGACATGAAGAGTCTATTGCGATGTTTAAACGCCATTTGGTTATGCCGGAATCTGTTTGGGGACCAGAGCGTGCATGGTCGATGCGTTACTTAGCTAAGATGATTCCACATGAGGCAGAACACTGGCATCTACGTGCTTGTGCAGAATACAAAGAGGGTGCAGAAGTATGGACAGACCTTGCTAAATATTATTATAGTAAAGAAGATTGGTTCAGCATGTTTTATGCGGCCAAACGTGCACTGACATGCCAACTGTACAAGGGTTTGTATTTAACTGAACCTGATGCGTATGGTTGGTGGCCACAAGATATGGTTGCTCTGTCTGCATACAGACTAGGTTATTTTAAAGAAGCTTTGCACCATGGCCAGATTGCCGTTGACCTGAACCCTGATGACCAAAGATTAAAGGATAATTTAATTTGGTATAAGAAGGCTCTAGCAGGCGTTACAGTCGTTATCCCTACCAAGAGTAACATATCGGGTCTAACTACGCTCATAAGCGTTCTAATGAGCTCTGAGGGGGTGTCTAGGGTCATTGTCGTGGGTGACGGCACTGAAACAGCCCCAATGTTAAATTGTCTACCATCATCTATTATTAAAACCTACGTACCAAGAGGTGCTGGCATCTCAGCCATGTGGAACCATGGCATGCAGTTAGCCACTCCAGGTAATCATGTATTGTTTATGAATGACGATGTAACCATAGATGCAAACACAGTATCAGGATTGATGACAGCCTTAGCAGAAGACTCTCGCATCGGTTTGGTATGCCCTAAATATGCTGGTGACAGTGATGTTGATATTATTAGTCACTCTACATGTCGTGGAAGATATGATGGGACTGGTGGCATGGCTGGCTTTGCAATGATGCTAGCTGGTGATTTGGTACCACAGTTCCGCTTTGATGAGCGCATGATGTGGTGGTTTTCGGATGATGACCTAGTCAATTGGGTTAACAAGAAAGCTAATCGTTTATGTGTTATATCAGCCAAGGCTAGATGTAAGCATGCTCACAGTGTTACTATCACCAGTGACCCACCTGCAAACTTTAACAAACAAGTAGAAATAGATAGACAAATCTTTGAACAGAAATGGAGTGCATGATGCACCAAGCAGTAACCGATTGGGTATTTCCAGCTTTTCATAATTGGAGAGATGGCAGAACTCATTTAAGAGTACTGGAGATTGGTTCTCTTGACATCAATGGCAGTGTTCGTTCTATCTTTACTCCTTTTGCCGAGAAGTATATTGGCATAGATACACAGTCTGGACCAGGTGTAGATATTGTGACAAGTGCCACAGAATATCTTAATCCAGGATATTTTGATGTTGTTGTATGTGCTGAGGTGTTTGAGCATACTCCTGAATGGAAAAAGATTATTAATAATTCTTATGTTAATTTAATGGATGGCGGCATTTTTATCGCTACTATGGCAGGTGAGGGCAGATATCCTCATTCGGCCATTGACGAGAACCCGATTAGAGACTGGGAACATTACTCAAATATTGGTTGGTGGGAATTAAAACAAGCCCTAAAAGCCTTTAAAACAAAGGAAGTTAACGTACTTGGCACCGATACACGATGCCACGCAATAAAATAAGGGAAAAAAACTTACTATAGATAGGAACGTATTTATGTATTACGAAAGACTAAAAGAAACAGATAAAAAGCTAGAAGCCATCGAAGCATGGCAAAAGAAGAAATTAATAAAGCTGTACGAAAAATCAGAAAAGAAAGTCATGAAGGTGTTTAAAAAACTAGGCGCCTCAATACCTGAGGAGGTAAAGAATAATGTCAGAAAATAAAGCAATAATGGTTCAGGTTGCTGGCAAGATTGCTGGTGAACTAGTTGCTTCAATGCAATTACGTAACACTGCAGACGTCATGGAATCTTTTAATGAAGTCTTCAGCCGTGTGCTGATTGCCATGGATGCAACGATTAACACAAAAGAAGATAAGACAACGAAGGGTGGACGCAAGATACCAGTACTCAGCCAGGATGAAATCCAAATGAGATTGAATCAAAAACTGCAAGCTGGAACTGCTGTTACAACTAACTTAACACACTTCTAAAATGAAGCGTTATATTAAAAAGTTTTTAAATATAACTGGAGGGCTGGCATTTACATTTGCTGGTTCTACAGTTGTATTTATAACTTTATCTGGTCATACGAGAAAGACCGCAATGATAGTTACAGGCTTGGCTGTATTGGTTCATTATATTTATGAAATGTCGAAGGGAGAAGAAGATGCCGAGTAAACAAGCAAAGGGTCATGTTCCCAGCCATGACGTTGAATACAAAGCTGGCAGGCGTGTTAATTGGAAAAATGATTTAGCTGTTGGTCACAAGGGTGAAAAGATATTTCAACGGCTTTTTAGATTCACTTGATGGAGAGTTATTTGAAATTAAATATGACCAGTATCGCAACGGCAGGATGGTCGTAGAGATAGAACAAAATCCAAACGGTAAAGGCTGGAAACCTAGTGGTTTATCAGTCACAAAAGCTAAGTGGTTTATTTATGTTTTCTCTGCACAAGCATTTATTGCAGTTGAAGTTGCAAGATTAAAAAAATATCTAGAAATAAATAATAAGATTCCAGTAAAAGAATTTGCTAAGTTTTCTGCAAATCCAACTAAAGGTTATTTATTATTTCCAGAAGATGTAAGTAAGTTATTAAGTTCCGATTTATATGATTAAGGAGAAACAATGAAAGTTGATATTAAAAAACTACCAATAATAAAAGTGCAACTGTGCTCTCATTTAAAGAATGCTAAGCCTGGTGAGTTGCCAGAGAAATTGTTACGCACTATTGAAGGTAAAGGTAAGCTTCATCACTGTGCGGCGGACGCATACGAAGCCATGGATGCTGCTGCCAATGCAGATGGTATTGACCTGTCACCAACATCACAGGCTGACACCTACCGTTCACTTGCAGTGCAGGAGTATGGATTCTATCAGCGTTACACCGATGACCCAAAGCCTGCAATCATGAAGCAAAAGCCAAGGATTTACAAAGGCAAGACTTGGTATCTAAAGAAGGGCATGGCACCAATGGCTGTGCCAGGAACAAGCAACCACAACCTTGGCATCGCAGTTGACATCGCCAATGCATCAGGTAAAAGATTAGAGTGGCTTGCTGCTAACGCAACTAAGTTTGGTTTTAGTTGGGAAGTTTTACCATCAGAACCCTGGCATTTGAGGTATGTCTGCCGGAGATAATGTTCCGGAAGCTGTCAAGGCCTGGAAAGAGGCCCAGAATGTGGTTCATGACTAACAATAAAGATAACTCACTTTACTTTCGCGAACTTCCATTAGACACAGAAGAAATTGCACGTATACCTGACTTAACCAGGCCAGAAAGTTTTATTCAATCACTAATGCAAACTTTGCCGGGAAATGATGTATTGCCTTCTAGCGAAGAACCTTCTCCTATTAAGGAAGCATTACTCAATTCAATGGAGTTAATGACAGACCAAGATAAATTTATTATTGACGCAGTTTATTGGGAAATGATTACGTTTGAAGAACTTGGTAATAGGCTGCGGAGTGTCTACACCGCATGCTTGGAGATTAACTAGAGCAGCGGAAAAGAATCTAAAAGAATTGTTAATGATGAATACCACGCTAAGGGATTATATTTTGGATGAATTCTGAAGATTGGGCTCGTAGAATATTTTCTGAATCAGAGTTAGAAGAGTTGTCTGTTACATCTGAAAAGATTGTTTATGATTCAGAGAATGGTATTGTAATTAATATTGGTTTGTCTAATGACATGTGCGTCGACTTGGTTGAAGCGTGGGCTATGAGCCATCGCGATAATTTAGAAGCTCAAATACAAATGCTTCACTTTATTGAAGGGTTTATAGATTATTTAAGAAATTATTTAGACGAAGAGAACATTCCATTTGACGAAGGCAATTAATAGCTGTATACTTTGTATATGACAAAAGGACGCAAAAAAAAGAACACACCAAGAAGTGGTAAACTTCCCGGTGTGCCTAAATTTAAAACATGGTTTTCAGCTGGAATCTTTTTAGATGTAGTATTAAAAGATAAAAGTGAAATAGGATTAGATAATCTTGCAAGACGTTTGCAAGTTAATAAACAATATCTTAAAAAGCTCAGTAAACCTGGAGCAATGATTAGAGAATCAACAGCTGATACTTACGCTATTAGAACTGGCTATCATCCTATTATGATATGGCCTGATTGGTTTGACGAAGAACCAGAAGAAGGTTCTAGTCCAAAGAAGAGGAAACCCCGCGCCAAGGAACAAGCCCATATCGTTTATACAGATACGACCCAACTGCCAGATTGCAATCAATAGTTAATAATAAGTCAAGGTCACCCTTGCATATTTGACGTACAGTTTGTTTGTGTACAGAGTTTATTTGTAATAGTCCTCTGTCTATGGAACCATTCTTATTAAGAGTCCATGTAACATTGCCATGCTTATCAAACTTAGCATTGATTGCTTTGATGCGGCAACCTGATTCTCTTTTGGCAATATAAATAAATTCTTCTACAGGTAATTTGTATCGTTTCAAGTGCGGCACTAACCAAGCACACGGGTCTTTAGAAGCTTGTGCAGGTACGGCGTTGCCCAAGAGCAACACGAAAGAAATGAAGATGGAACGAATCAGTTTGCTGATTCTGCCTTTTTAGCCTTTTTATCTACAGTGCTAAATACTGCGTTAATCTCAGATACTGATAATTTGCCATCGTCCAAAAAGGCGCGAGACAATCCTTCGACTACCACAGCAACACCACCAATGCCAGCCATAACGGCTGCCTTCCATAGTGGTACTCCAGCTATTGCACCTGCACCCATGACCGATAGTCCTGAGGCTGCAAAGGTTGCAAGTATTCTAAGAAGTATGTTTTGTAATTGGCTCATATTTCTCTCCTACTTATTTATGGTTCTTTCTTCTTTTATTTTTTGTAAAGCAATTAGTCTATTAAGTTCTTCTATTCTTCTTTCGGCTTCATTAACTTCTTGATATGGTTCAAGATTACTTAGTGGCAAACCAAAGAATCTAGAAATTGTTGAAACATTTTGTGATGTTGACGGTTCTGTTATTCCACCTTGTTCAGGCTCCGCTAAGTATGCTGGTGTACCAGTACGTGTTGCATCTCTAATAAATTCTGCAACAGAATCTGCATTTACTATTTCTTCTGCTATAGCTGCACCTGCACGACCATAACGTTGTAGTACAGGTCCTAAGATAGTAATATTCTTTGCAAGATATTTACGCAACTTAGCGTCTGCTTCTGGGTCAAATTCTTTATTAGCAATTTGTTCTTTTCTAAATGCATCGTAGTTCAACCAGTATTCAAGTGGAGTTCTGATTGCTGGATTAAGCGATGCAAGAACTCCTCCTGGCGAAGTAAAACCACCAATGTCTTCAGCCAAACCAGTAAGACCAAGGTCTGGCATCAAGTAAGATGACCCACCAAGATTAAATGGTGCCTTAAAAGCTCCTTGTGTTTGCATGAATAATGGCATCAAATCACTTTCGCCTTCTTCATCTCTTAATCCATTTTTAATCTTTTGATAGATAGTATAAGCCTTTGGATTGGTTGTTAAAATTTCTAACATCAATGGTAGTGAGCGGCTCATCCACATCCAAAATGGAATGATTTGTTTTAATACTTCGTCTGCTCTTGATATATCAGAGTAGTCAATAAGATATTTTGCTGTGCGGCCAGCTGCTTGTTCTGCTGATAAACCTTTTTTAATACCATCATACGTTAAGGCAAAACGTGAATAATTTTCTATAGTATTACCGGCATTACGTGACCATGTAAGTGGAGTTCCAATTATTTCAGACAATTTATTTCTAGCAGTGGCTCCTGTTGCACCTATGCCTTTAAAGCCAGTTCCTGCTCCTTCAAACACTTCACCAGTTCTACCGAATCCAGCTACACCTACGTTTTCAAGAGCTGTTTTAATTGCATTTCTTTCAGCAACAGATACTCTAGGAAATGCGGCGTCAATAAAGTCATCTATCTGAGCAACAGGTATTCCCGTTGTACCCTCTCTTGCAAGTAACACAGCAGCTTCTCTTTCTTTGGTTATATATGCAAGCCATTTATCATAAATATCTAATGCTTCATTAATGTTTCTAAAGTCAGCACCAGCAGTAGCCATGAAGAAAGCGTTTGAGTATGCGTTGCGAACATGAAATCCTGGAGTTGCAGTCACCCATGACTTGAACAGTCTATTGTATTTACCAATATAGTTGTTCATCAAACGTAGTATTCTTGGGTCTTCTAGTCTTCTAAAGTTCTGCACCATGGCAGCAATTTCTCTTTGTGCTTGCACACCAGGAAGAATCTTTTTATTTAATTCAATAAAACCATCATCGGTTATTGCTTTAACTTTTTTAAAGTCTGTAATTGGACGAAAGTCAATTCTGCTACTAATTGCTTTTGCTTCTCGGGCCAACGATTCTGCTAAAGTATCAGCTTCCAATACTATAACAGAAGCCATTGATGCTGTTACGTCTGGGTCTCTAGCAAGAGCATCAGCCATTTGTCTAACGCGCTGAATCGATTCTTCAATATCATCAGCAGAAAGTACACCACCGGGTGTAAGTAATCTTACATTTATATCTTCAATCGTGCTAACAATTTCATCTAACTGTTCTACTGCATCTGGTATTGTTTTAATAGCTGCAATTCGTTGTGGAGTTAATGATGTTTCGACAACTGCGGCAATATCACCAGCGAATGGTTTTGCAGCAACTTCTTCTCTGGTAACTGGTTTGATGAGGCCAGTGCTACCGGTCTTTAATTCCGTTTCTAATGTTCTTAAGAAAGCAATGTCTGATGCAATATTATCAACTTGATTTGCCAATGCTTCACCAATGTCAGTTGCAAACCAATCAAAATTAATTCCGAGTTCACGACGCATTATTTTATTTAATGCTTTTGTGCCACCAGCAATGTCTGCTGCAGTTAAAGTATAAGTTCCAACTTTAGAGCCAGAAACTAATCTACGAGGAGTAGAAAGTTGACCAAGGAATGTTCTGTCAAATCCCATCAAAGCATCATATTCTTTTGATTTTGTTTTTCTTAATAAGTTTTTAGCTTTATCACTTAGAACATGTGGGAACCAGTTTTCATTTTTTGGAAGGTCTTTAACATCAGCTGGCTTTACTCCAGATTTAATTTGCACTTCTCTATATACATCATTGCTGATATTATATATTTCATCACGAACTGTACCAAACCTTCTTGCAAAATCAAGTTCTTGTTCGGTAACTGTACGGCCAACTTTTGCTGATACTGTAGCCGCGTCATCTGCAGCAACTTTTACGCCACCTTTAACAGTGTCAAACAAATTAACGTTTGGATTAATAACAATTTCTTCTACTGTGTTAGAAAATACACTATCTGCTGAGTTTGCAAATGTTGGAGAAACAATAAAGTCTAACTGCTGTGTTATTTCTTTAACATTTCTTCTATATATTTTATCTAAAGATAATTCTTTGACTGCGGTTATCGCTCTTTGTCCGGTTAACTCACCAGTGCGCAAAGCCGAACGAAGTCCACGAATATCTCCTTCTCCAGCAATACCTTTTTTACCAAGGTTTGTAGTCCATTCAATAAATGCTTTACCGGCTTCACTTCCTGCAAGACCACCACGAACAATGTATTCAGCACCAATCATAGGTTTTGTGCCTAAACGTACTGTTGACACGCCAGTTCCAATTAGGTTTGATAATTTTTCACCAAAAACAGGTGTTTTAAATTTGCCGGCACCAAAACGAAAGCCACCTTTTGTATACAACACTTCTGCTATTGGACCACGTATACCTGCATATCCTCTATTAATAATACTATCAAGAACACCAGGTGTTTTATTTAAGGCTACATCAAGTGCTCGTACTCTTGCTAATTGTGTAGGAGTTAACTTTAATGTGCCAGCAGCTACTTCATCCAATGTTTTTGCTGCAGTTTCTGCTGCATCAATTACAATGGTAGCCAAGTCTTCACGAGCACGTGCTCCATAAATTCTACGTGGAGCTGCAGTTCTTGCATAATCTTCTGCATTTCTTAACAATACATCTGGTGCTGCTTCTTCTGCGGCAACTGCTGCTGCTCTCTTTGCTACGGTTTTTTCTGCCGCTTTAACTGCTGCATCTGCAACTGCTTTAGCTTCTTTTGTTATTATTCCTTCGGCAAGTTGTCTTGCTGCGTCATCTGCTGCTACTTGTGCAGCTTTTAATGCTGCGTCAGCTGCAAGTTTCTTTGCACCTGCTTTTGTTAAGGCCTCACCAGTTGCACTAACTGCTGTCTTAATTCCGCCTGAAGCAATTGCTTTAAGAAATGTTTTACTTACTCCCGTGCCACCACCAGTCAACCATGTTGTTGGAGCAAGAAAAACGTCCATGGTAAGTGCAAGTGCAGGATTATCTACAACTTGACTGTAGCCTTTTTGTTCTTGAGATTCTTGAAACAATTGTGTTTCACGAGGAGCATTTTTAAACATGCGTCCAAGTTCTGTTACAATGCCTTTATTACCAAATGGGTCAGTAAACGAACCAACATCAACTGGTTTGCCTTCATTGGCATTTTGTATTTGATTAATAATTCCAGGAATAAGATTTTCTAATTCAAGCAATTTATCAACTGGATAGAATGGCAAATAAGCTGGACGAATTTTTGTTCCAGGAATTTTAAAATTTAAAACAGAGTTTGCTGCGTTAAATACACTACCGACAATACCCGTGTCTATATCATCTATTTGTTGTTGAGGTACCTGATAGTAAAGAGCTTCTTCTTTTGCTTGGCCTAATTTTATTCTAGCTTCTGATACATCAGCACTAGGTGCAAGCATAAGTGTTGTTGGCTTATTTACAGCCATTTTTTCGGCGGGACCGGTTGTTACAATCTTTCCAGTGGTTGGTCTAGCAATTGGTGCACGAGAGCCAGTTCCCGTTTGAATTGGCTTAGTTGCAGTCGTAGTAGTTGTAACTTTAGGCGTGGTAGTAGTGGTGGTGACTGTTTCACCAGGCGATGGACGAGGAATTGGTTCACGACTAGATATTCTTGGTGCCATTATAACTTCCTATTTTTTAGCGTCGCCAATACGACTTCTTAAACTACTTTCATAGTTATATGGTGTATCTTTTTTAAGGTCAAGATTTGCAAATATCTTTGCTTCCTCTTGAATATATGATTGCAGTCTATCGGCTGGAACACCTCGTGCAACACCTCCTGATGTTTGTTTAAATACAGGTGCAATATAACTTGATGCAGTAAATCCTGGCTTATCCGCGCCAACAGTTTTCATTCCCACTTGTCTACCAAAAGCTACATCTTCTTCAGTTGGATTAAGTTTAAACAATGGTGTTACTGGAGCCCCCGGCACATATTTGTATGTGGGGTCAACAACTTTATTCAGTGCTCTAATTATCAATGGATTAGTGCGAAAGTCAATTGTTTTTGCTGCGTAGTCTGTTTTATCTCCATAAGTAAAAGATGGGTCAGGTAGTTTAGCTTTAAAGTTTTTATCAGCTTTTAATGTGCCAAGAGTTTTTTCGTCTACAGCAGAAAAATATTTAGCTGCATCTCCATAAATGCTATCAATATCTTTTGTTAAATCATCAGTTGTTAATGCTGGTTTAAAACTTGCATAATCAGTCTTAAGCAATCTTACAACTTCTTTTGATGGAGTACCAGCTAAAAACTCATTAGCAACAAACGATGCATAATCGTCAACGATACCTTGTTGAATTTTTTGATAACCATTATAAAAGTTTGGATACTGTTTTCCAATGCTTGATTTAATTGAAGAAACTTCTCCTGGTTTAATTGCTTCTAAATATGATTCATATTGGTCTGGTACATTTAAACTTGGCATCCAAGAAAACAATGTGGGAAATTCAGACTCTGTCAAAGCAATAACTTCTTCATCAAACATATCTGATGCCTTTTTAGGGGCAACACCCATTGCTTTTGCTCTTGCCTCATATTGAGTTGCAAATTGTTTTGCTAAAGCTGGAGTAGCACCAGCAGCAATTAATCTTTGTTCAATTTTACTTGCCATAATTAAATTATCCTTCCAGTTCTATAGAAAGGTCCGCCTCTTTCAATGTTAATTGCTTCTTTTTGTGCCGCTGTTAACCCTACTGGTTCCTTAGGTTCTTCTTTGGGTTCTTCTACTTTTGGAGGTGTAACACAATTTCCATTTTCATCTTTTACTTTTCCTGGAGGACATATGTATCCAGTTCCTACTAATGACGCTAATGTATCTTGAATTGTTTGTTGACGTGCAGCTGCTTCTCTTTCAAGAGTTAGTCTTTCTGCTGCGGCTTTAGCTTGAATATCTGCCAATGATGCCAGTCTTTGTTGTTCTAATGAACCTTCTTGCGCAGCTCTGCTTTGTGCGAGTTGTGTGCCTGCAACTGTTCGTGCCATTTGAGCTTCAGACATTCTAGACTCTTGACCAGCTTGCTGTAGTCTAGCCAATGTATTTAATAACTCATTGTAATTTGCTGCACCGCCTTGAGCTGCCTGTTGAAGAGCAGTAATGGTTGGTTCTACTGGTGCGGTTGAAACACCTTGGCCAGCCATGTATTGAGCTAAATCGTTTCTAACTGGTTGCGCTTGTGCTCTTGTTGCTTGAGTAAATGCAGTGGGTTGATTTTGTCTTAAATAAGTTGCTAGAGCATCATAACCAGCTGTTGTTAATCGTTCTCCACGGCCATAAGATTCTGCTAGCTGCTTCATCAATGCATCATATTGGTCTTGTATGTATTTTTCGCTAACGTCTTTTTGACCACCAACTAAATCAATAAGTTTTTGAGGAGCCCCTTGTCCTAACAGTGATTGTAAATACTCTGCTTGATTTACAGCTCCAGTTTGTGCTCTAGTAATTGCTGCAATAGCAGCATTTTGTTCATCTATTGCCTTTTGTGCATCAAGAATATATTTTAATCTATTTGTCTCAGCATTGATTAATCTATAATCTGTGCCGCCATATGTTTTGTAAAAATCTCCATCTGGAAATGCCATATCATCCTACCTTAAATTTAATAAAGCTTGCGCGTCCGCAGCTATTTGTCTAGCTTTTAATGATTCTAAATCAGCAATACCTTGCTCATAACTAGCTAAACCTTGAGCTTGGGCTAGGTCATAGCCTCTCATGGTTCCAGCTAAATCTTCTCTAGCATAACCCAACTGCTTTGCTCTTTCTTTGGCGTAGCTTTGTAGGGCACGATTATATATTCCAGAACGAGTGCTTATTCCAGTTAAGCCTCTACGACCATAAGATGATGTTAATCTTGGAACATCACCCAGTCTACCAGTTGGTGTTGTGCCAAAAGCTGCTTCTTCAAGTTGTACTATGGGACGTTGTCCACGGGTTTCAGCTAAATACTTTTGATAGGCCGTAAGGGCAGCCTGCTGTCCAAATTGATTAAATAGCTTTCGCCTTGTCTCTTCAAATACACTTGGGTCAAATGCCATGATTAAAACTCCCTATACTACTAAGCGTAAATATTACCTATTGCGTGTAAAGAACCAATGGTCTGGCTGAACATAGTGAAAAAACACTAGTTCAACCGACCCATCTGGCCCTAAATCTTTAGGTTGACGACCGTGTGTTTGGTCATTTCCCATATAGCATAAGGCTTCATTAGGGTTTAAGATATATTCTTTGTCTTCTACCCAAAGCCCCCAAGGTTCTGTTTGCCTTATGCATAAATCAATTGTATATGTACACGCATTATCATCTTTATGCATGTTCATTGATGCGTTACCAAAATACTTGCAATAAACAGAATATGAACTTTTAATATTATCTTCTCTAAATATCCCTCTTGCTAAAGATTCAAGCTTTCTACCAACACCTTCTACATAATCGCTATAAGAAATATGTCTTGAGCGGGATTCATCATGTAGTGGAGGATGCAGATATTCAAGATTATCTATTAAATCTTTAAGTTCTTCTTCTTTTAAAACATTTGTTATTTTAATCGGTTGCATTATACCCACCAGTTAACCACAGAATATTTTACACCATACTTTATTGGTTTGGCTTCGTGTGTATACGGTGCTCCTGAAGGAAATATTACGATGTCACCAGCAGTAGGATAATAATTAAAATTAAGATTTGGAAACCAAAGTTCCCCACCTTCATAATCATCATTTAAATATCCTATGGCAGAAACTCTTCTTCTTGTATTTTTACCGTCATCAAGGTGTGGAATAAAGTATTCTGATTCACTATATCTTAATATTTGATATGCAGTTGGAATATTAATATCAGCGTCAATAGAAAATCTTCCACAAAAGTCTGCAACACATGGTTTAAAAGCCTTATGAAATTCAAATGAAATAAGTACACGAGCATCTGTTTCATTTTCGTTTATTTCATTTATATGTGGAAAAAATAAAAATTCATTTGTTCTTACATCAGAAGTTGATTGACTTCCATCGTAATGAACTACAGTTGCTGGCTCCCACATACCACCACTACTGTATTCTGTGGCTTCAATAATATCTTTAGGATTTTGTATTGCATTTCTATAAATTGATATTCCATTAAAAACTAAAGGCTTCATTACCATTTTCCAATTGGGCATTTAGCTTCTTTTAGTTGTGTTTTTAATTTCATAAAACAACCACATTGTTTGCACTGTTTGGTTATTTTAATTAATTCAGGACATTGTTCACAGATACTAAAACGCTTACTTGCTTCTTCTTCAGATACTTTTTCTGTATTTGGATTTACAACATCCCACGGACGTGTAGTTCCAAGTTTTTCTTTATATTTTTGCCATGGAGTCATTTTTATTCCTTCGAATTGTAATATTAATTTAATTCCACTTAGAACCCAATGCAGGTGGTTCTTCTACTAAAGCAATAGTTGGATTAGAACTATAAATTGCTATATATTGCTCACTTGCTTCATTGTTCTGAAATGAAAATGTTGTGACAACTTCATTATCTAAAATAACTGCAAAATGTATTCTTTCTTTTTTATTCTCTTGCATTTTTTTTCCTTCGTCTAAAGTATTTTTCATATATTGTACCACGGTAGCAGCTGTTAAACATGCTGGTCCATCGCAAGTTCCATCGCCTGCGCAAGAGTTATTGCAGTTGTCTCTACATGAAAGTATTTGACAACCAAAACTTTCGTAGCCAGGACATCTAGTTCCAGATGGAGTGCAGGAACAAGAACCTGGAGACGGAGTGCAAACTGGAGTAGGAACAGGAACTGGAACGGGAACTGGAACGGGAACAGGAACGGGAACTGGAACTGGAACGGGAACAGGAGTAGGGGTTGGTGTTGGAGTAGGTGTTGGAGTAGGAGTAGGTGTTGGAGTAGGTGTCGGTGGTGCAACGGGCGTTACAGCATTTGATGCAGAAGAATATGGACTATTTACTCCATAAGAAGTTTCTGCTCTAACCTGAAAAGTGTAAGAAGTACCGTTGGTTAATCCAGTAACAGTAATTGGAGAAGATGAACCAGTTGCAGCTATACTTCCAGGAGTAGAAAGAACACGATAAGTTACTGCGCCACCTTTACCCGTGTATGTTGGCACGGTAAAAGCAACGGATGCGGTTGTGTTTCCAGCCGTGGCTGTACCAATGGTTGGAGTACCTGGTACACCACTTCCTGAAGTAAGTGTTAAACGCATTAGCTACTAATATCTCCAGTTAATACCCAAGAATTACTTCCTCTACATATTAGAGTAGCAACTGACCATTGTGCACGAAGGTTTAAACCTGGAGTTGCATTAACTGTGACGCCTGTGTCGCCAGCGATAACAACTGCACCTGTGTTAATTCTAATTATTGTAATCTTAGAACCAGCAGGAAGGTTTACTGCTGCGGTTGTTGGAACTGTAATTGTAACGCTTGCTGTTGAGTTTACTTCAATTATATTTCCATCATCTGTTAAAGCAAGTGTATATGCAGTTGTTCTAGTGTTAGTGCTTGGGTGGTCAACAACAGCGCCTTGGCAGTTAAGCGATGTTCCGGTAGCTACACCAATATTTGGCGTAGTTAGTGACAACGACGATGCCAAGTTTGAACTATTTACTGCACCAGCTGAAATCTTTGCATTGGTAATTGCATTGTCTGCGATATCTGCTGTGCTGATTGCGCCAGCATCAAAGTTGTTACCTGCTGATAAACCTTCAACAAAGTTTTTAACCTGAGTGAAGTTTGTATTCATTTGTGGTGCGTCAATGACGTCACCATTGTTAAATGTATTTAATCCTGTTAATACTGCCATATTATTTTTGGCTCCTTACTTTGCGTCGTTTAAATTTATAAGCTATTGAATTCAATCCCCATTGTCTACCGTTTGCGCTTGATGTAGTAACTGCAGCTGGTCCTTCAAATTTAAGTTGTACAGATTTGGCTCTCTTTAGTCTACCACCTCTTTGAATTCCTTCTTTAAGGTCGCTTTCACCAAATATACCAGTTAAAGGATTATTTGGGTCATTTGGGTCGTAGAATATACTAGTGCCCCAAATGCCACCTGTGACTACAGGCTCAAGGTTAATTATATGATTTGTAGTTTTGTTTTCTGTATTAAAATCATGAAAAACATCTACATTTATTTCAGTTATTTCATCGACTGGACGAACAACATACAAGCTTCTTACGAATGTTTTATCTTGCACATAACGGTCATCATAAAACCAAGGTGTAACAAATACGGTTTGAAAGTTTCCTAATTCATCTCCAGCTGGAATGTCATCCATAACATTTTGTGGAATATCATCTGAATATTCAAATTCATCAACGTACATTATATACTTAAAACTATCATTTGGATGAATCATCAAATGCCAAATTTCACCATTACCGTCTGTCCAATCACAACCTGATATTAATCCATATCCTGTTATTTCTACTGGTGTGGCAGCTTCTTGATAAATTGCTGATTGATACATTGTAAATGCGCCGGATTGACCAATCGATGGGTCAAATATAAAATTCATGTTTGAATATTCAACAGCTGTTCCCGTAGGGTTTGTAGTTGAACTTGTTGTTGTTGGGTCAAAGTCAAATGGTGCAGACATCCATACTCTATCATTAACATAAGATAAAGTTAAATCTGTAAGTTTATTAGCATTTATTCTATTTGTGTCAATGGTTGGTTTTAATCTAGAAAATATATCTTGTATTCCGTTGCGGTTATAAAACAACAATCCTGCGGGATAGTCGAAGAAGTATGCCCCACCAGAACCCTCAACAACATGCTGAGGATATTTAATACCAACTGTTGTAGACAATTCTACGAGTTGAAATGAATCTACATCGTAACCCATCAGTAAATAAACTGCTTTTGGTTTAAATATTAATAACTGTCCATCTACAATTGCTAAACCAGTAATTCCTTCGCCACCTGCAATAATGTCAATGTAGTCATCTTGGAACCAATCTTCTGGTCTATTTTCATGCGACCAACGCAATCTATTTGGATGGTCTATCAAAGATGGTGTGGCATCGTTGTTTAATTCTTTTGTATTTGCTACGAATAATTTATTAGCATGAGCTCTTACGTGCTCTGCTCTTGGCATGTAACCACCAGTTGGTACTTGATATGGTTGCCATGTTGGGCCAGAAGCAGCAAGGGCAACTGCATATGTATTGTTTTGATTCCACTTGTACATTTGGCTTGCATCTTTACCAATTGCCATATAAAGAGTGTCAAGCCATTGTGTTATGCTTGCACCATTTGTTGACTTTACAGCAACATCGGTAGAAACAGCATATTCTAAAGTTGTAAAGTTTGAACCACTTGATTGATAAATTTTTCCATCAGTAGAGTTTTCTTTACCCGTATGGAGCATTATTCGTGGTGACGTTGCATCTTTATAATTAAATAATCCTTTTGGATTCCAATTACCACTAACTTGTGTGGTGTGCTTTTTTCTGTACGCGGCACGTGTAAATGCTCCACCACGTGGGTCAACATCCATATTAAGAATGAACGGTGATTCATTATCTCTTAACTGAAACTGGTCAGCGCGAAAGTTTAAGCCACCAGTAAAGTCTCTCTTTTGGTCAAAAAGAATTTGAGCCATTTATAGCGCTACTCCTAATGGATATGGTGCACCTGGCAATACACGTAGATTTGGTGTATCTGACCACCACCAGTCATAAGGTGTTAGTTGTAAGCCACCAGACATAATAAGTTGTCTGTTGCTTGATGGTGCAGTAAGATTTCCTTGAATAATTGCAATTCCTCTTTCAAAGCTGCGCATATATTCATTTGCCATCTCTGGGTCTTCCTGGAATTGGAAGATACGAGCCATAACATAATTAATTAATGGCAACTGTAACTGAGGTGAAATATCAATTGGGTCACCTTCGTTTTGCATCCATGTTAAAGATGGGTTGCGAAAACCTCTAAGAGTAAAAGAATAATTATTATCAGGCTTTGGCCAAAGGTTTACTTGATTTGCCCAAACAGAAAAGTATGCGGGTACACCTTCTTGGTCTTGCGTGCCAACCCAAATTGATTCTGCTCTAGCTTGGTCAATGTAAACTAATGCATTGCCTTGAAAATTTGCATCTGAATTTACTACGGATATTATTTGTGATATGTCAGTAATTGCTTTAGTTGGAGAACCAATTGCAGTAGGTTGAATTTGCACAAAGCTTGAATATGACCTAAATCCTTCTGTAACACCAAACGTATATGATGTTTGATAGTACGGCCAACGATTACTTAATGCTACAACTTTCTGAAAACCTTCTTTAATAAAACCATTGACAAGGTCTGTTGAAATATCGTCGTTTTCATCAAAACCAATATCTAAGTCAGAAAGTTCACCAACAAACGTACGCATTTGTGCAAGCGTAAGGTTGGCATTGGAAAAGTTTATAGCCATTTAAAACTCCTACTCCTTTGGGTCTAAAGCTGCATCTTGGTTTTCGCCCATCTTCTTCAGTGCGTTGAGATGACCGATACAGTAGTCAGTTCCTTTTGCCTTTGGGGCTTTACATTGTTCTTCTTTTTTATTCATTGCTTGGCATAGTCCATTTTTGTAATGAACACCGCCGTATGCAACACCTGATGGTGGAGCAATCTCTACGCCTTGACCATGCCAGTCTGCACGACCGTTACTAATGTGTCTAGCACCTTCTACGGCACCGTATGGTTGTGTGCCTGCCAAACCTTGACCTACACCTTGTGTTTGTTTGTTCATATTATTCTCCTTCGTTTGTAAGTAGAACATGCCGCCAAGGGTCCTTCACCCCGGGCGGCATGCACTATGGTTTATTGATTAGGCTTCAACTGGCCAGTCAATGCGGCTCCATGTAAGAACAGAGCTTGCACCCTGTACTGTGCATGTTGTGCTGGCTTCTCTGATACCACGAATGATAATGGTGCCGTCAGCCGAAGGTGAAATTACACCCTCAACAATTGCAACGTTATCTGTTGTGAATGCAGAGCCAGTGGTCTGAGCAGATGCTGGAAGGTCATATGCGTTACCGTAGTTTACAGCTTGAGCTGTTGCTGAAGTTGCAACTTCTGAACGATAGCTCAACACCGTTGGCGATGCTGGACCACTGATGGAGAAGTTAGCTCCTGAACCTGTTGCATCTACATCGTAGACAACAGATGCTTTGAACTTGTATACTTCTCCTGCTTTGCCGTACCAGGACAAACCCGTTACGTCAGTGTAAGTTGCTCCAACAGTTGTGTTGGTGTCGCCTACGACTGTTCTTTCTACTATGAATTTATTTGTGCTCATGATTATTACCTTTTGCTTTCTAATCAATCATGTTGATTAATTGTTTGTTTGTTTTTGTATTGCGGGGAATCGCCGGTGAGGGAAGAGCTGCCCGAAGGATGACAGCCTTTAAACTTCCCCCACCAACGAAGCTTTATTAGGCGTCAGCTGACAAGTAGCCCTGACGTGAGCGGTTGCTGCAGGTCAAGTTACCATAGGCCAATACGAGGGCATAACGGGCGTCAACGCCAGCTACAGTGCCGTTCATAAAGTCTGTGGTCTTAAACCAGTAACCGTTTAAGCCAGTAAGCTTGAGATACTTCGTGTTAAGGAAGTACATCGGAGCAGCCGTTGTGTCAACTGCCAATTCAAGGTCAAACACTACTGGTGTCTGTTTGAACATCAAGTTTGTGAAACCAGCATTGGCTTTTGCAACGTCTTGGTAACGGACAAAGTTGGTCAACAATGACTCGTACTTCTCAAACAACGAAGTGTTTGTGATGATTAAGTCAGGAACGTCGCTTCCCTTTGATGCTTGGTTGTAAATGTTGCCCATGTCTGTTAATGACAATGTAGTTGCAGAGCCATCGTATGTTGGGTTCCACCAAGTGTTGGATGAAGCATCAATGCCACCGACTGTGTTGTTCTGGGTTCCGATGATGTTACCCAGACCGTTAAAGTCTTTAGCTGCTGGTGCTACACCAGGTGCGCCGAAAAGCTGCTGGTTAAGAGTTGTCTTAAGCGACATCTCAGCCTGCATGATTTTGGCATTCAACAGTTTGATGATTGCCTCTGTGCCACGGTTCTTTGCTTCCTCGATACCGCTGATTGCGATAGAAGCAGCCATCTGCTTCCAATCGTACTCGGCAGCTGAGATGCCTTCCTGTGGAGTAAGGTCAATTGCATCGTACCCACTGTATGTTGAAACAGTGTCGTTCACTGCGTACATGAGTGGTTCGATGATTTGTGTACCGCCCTCTTCAACACGGACACGTCCGCGCTCATTGAGGTGGTTAAGAAGGACTAGGTCCTTGAAAATGTTATCAACCAGTGTTGGCTGGTAGTTTTGCAACGTAGTTGATAACAGTGAATTAAAGTCGGGATTACCGGCCATTTTATTTCTCCTGTTTGTTTAGATGTTGAGTGTCTTCTTGGCCTGTTCAAAGGCTTCAAAGACTGACGTTGGTTTAGCAGCTTTTGGTGCGACTGCTGTCTTGTTGGCTGAGCCACCAGAAACAACGGCTGCTGAACGTTTTGCCTCGACTCTGGACTGTTCTTCCATAAGTTTCTTCTGAGCATCAGTTGCTTTAGAAAAAACTTTATCAAAAGTAATCTGTTTAAAGACTGCTTCTAAATCGGTCGAACCTGTTGCCAGGGCTTGAGCTACAACCTCATCAGCGTTGAAGTCATCACCATATTTGCTTTGCAAAGAATCAATAGTTCTAGTCAGCTCATCCATTGCTCTCTGTTGTTCGAAAGATGCAATTCGCTGTTCTAACTGTCGAAGGTGCTTTTCAGCTGGGTCTAAGTACTCTTCCTCGACTGGTTTGTCTTGGATTGGAGCGCCTAGTCCATAGTGCTGTTGTAGCGCCTGCAAGGTGCCTGCTGGGTCCTTTTGCAGAGATTCTGCTAGGGACGCTGCAAACTGTACTTGCTTTCTTTGTTCGCTAAGTTCCTGTGTCTTGCGGGTATAATCCGCCTGACGCTGATACCCAGCTAGAGCCTCCTTAACTGGAACTACAACTTCTTCGCCATCTACTTGGAGTTTGATGACTTTGTCAGCAATCTCTGTATAGTCGAATAATTCTAATTCTTGTTCTGGAGTTTCTGCTATGACCTCTGTCACTTCATCGACTTGTCCGTTTGCGGCGGGGTCAACTACGTTTTCAGGGTTAGCA